AAAAAAGCACGAGAGAAGTTTGTAAGTAATACAAATAATATCTACTATACTATGGCAGATAGCGTTTGTAATAACTTCCAAAAAAGTTTTCCAAATCACTACGATGATGAATTTAAAATTCTATCAGATTACAATGTAGAATTTTATTACTTACCTCAAATCGATGGTGAAGATGAGAGCAAAGCAATCAAAGTAGACTTTGACGAGAGAAATCTAAACAACATATTTTCTTAATGTTATTTTAGATACATTTGTAATAAATAATATTACACGTGTGAAAGGGGAAGGAGTGTCTGCAAAGGCACTCTTTTTTTGCGTCTAAATATAAACGTAGAGTATGCTTAATTATGATAGAGGATGTAAGGTTTGAGAACTTTATTGGTATTTTCGATACCAAGTACAACACTCAACCAGTAATTGATTATTGGGAATATCAAAAGAAGTGTGGTGCTACGTTTAATCGCAAAGGTATCTTTGGTAAAGAACGTAGAGCAAATCAACGTAAAGATGCATGTCTTGCTACGGAAGATTTTATACTAGACCATGCTTGTGGTTATGAATGGATGAAACAATATAATGATATCACTGGTGAATGCTTAGAGTTATACATTGATGAGTATGAGAGTCTATTACAATACAGGTATCAACAAGTATATCTGAATGTACAAAAGACTAGACCAGGTGAAGGATATCATGCATGGCATTCTGAAGATGGTTCTATGGGATGCAATCGTAGGATATGTGCAACTATGATGTATCTTAATGATAATTTTGAGGGTGGTGAAACTGAGTTTCTTTATATTCACAAAAGATTTAAACCCAAGAGAGGACAAATATTGATCTGGCCAGCAGGGTTTACACATACTCATAGAGGATTACCTCCTTTGGATGGTGACAAATACATTTCTACATCATGGTTAGAAAACATCAACGGATAAAATGGCAAATTGGTATCAGGATCAACTGACTAACAAGAACTTTCTATCTCCTATCGGGTTTTTATTCATACTCGATAAGTCAAAGAAGGTATCGTTCTTATGTCAGAAAGCAAATATACCCGCATTTACGACAGGTAATATCGAAATACCCACCAGAGGTTTCGTAACAATACCAGTTGAGAGCACAGCATCATATGAAGATTTAACTATAGAGTTTATAGTAGATGAAGACTTAAGAAATTATATGGAGATACATAACTGGATGAGAGCATTATCTACACCAGGTGAATACGCAGATAGATATAATTGGAATCAAGAAAATAGTATTAGAGGAACTAAGAATGATCCACGATTCTCTGATGCTACATTACAAGTGTTGAATAATAACAACCTTGCAAACTTTGATGTTGTTTTTAAATCTGTCTTTCCTATCAACTTATCATCATTACCATTTGATGTCACAGGATCAGACAATAATTATTTTACAGCAACAGCAACTTTTAGATATACCTTGTACGAGGTAAGAAACATCAACGCATCCACACGTAGGTAAACATGTACAATCTTAACATCAAACAATCTTTTATCTCATTTGTAGAGTGGGATAAGAAACTCATCAAGAAATTTCAAGATAAATATAAGTTGTCAGACTACCAAATCAATTGTCTTGCTTTCGCTAAGGGGTTTATAATAGGTGCTATTCTCCTTTGAAAAAACCTTTGGTGAAGGTGTAGATCCTTGGTATGACAAGGCAGAACGATGGGTTAAGAAGAAATTCAAGAACCCTTACGTCAGGCATCTAGCACTTGGTTTGCTAGAGTGGTTGAAAAAAAAGTGGATCTATGCTAAAATAGAAAACACAATGCGATCAGTTGACGCACAAGCTGAACAATTAGTAAAAGAGTGGGACAGAAATGAACCAATTAGAA